CGACCGCATACGAGCGTAGCAGGAGTGTTCCGTGGTTTGAGCATATTGGCGCGAGACTCACCGCTCGCCTTTGGGGTGCCAAGTGAACGCAGAACAGGCGCTGGCGGTGTTTGATTGCATGGCGAGCATTGTTGACAGCGCGCCCGTCGGGGTTCGGCGCCAGAAAGAAGCCCGCGCCTTTTTCGCCAATCTGGTGAGGAGTGAAGCCGCGATGCGGGAAGCGGCACAAGAGGCGGTTGATTGGATCAATGACTGCCTGCAGCGACACGCCGCTGACATCGACATGGACGATCCGCCTACAGGCAAGCTCCTGCAGGCCATCAATACGCAAGATACGCAGACATGAACACCGACAAGGCCGCGCCGGATTGCCGTGGGTGCAAATGGTGGGACAACGGCGTTTGCGCTACGCGGAAGGTCGCACAGATCGCGTCGGTTCGCGCTCGGAGCCCGCGCGGCAACTGCGGCCCCTCCGGCCGCTACTTCGAGCCAAAGGAGCCGCGGGAATGACAACCGACAAAGCCTCACCGCCCTGCACCGAATGCCGCTGGTTCGATCCGCCGAACCGCACATGGCCGGGCGGCTGCGCAAACCGCAACGGCACCTACGCAGTCGCCAAGTTCGAGCGATTCACCGGAGCATGCGGGCCAGCTGCCAAACACTTCGAACCAAAGGATCAGCCATGACCACCCGCCACCTCCGCAGTATCACGCCGCGCGAACAGCCCGCGCAACTCGTCAACGCCGGAAGATCCAGCAGCGTCGTCGGCAGCGAGAACGACATCATCGCTCGCGCGCTGTCGGTACTGGTCGGCGTGATCGGCAAGCATCCCGGCAACCTCACAATCGACCAGGCGCGCGACGTGATCGCGTGGTCCGGCCAGAACTGAACGTGTCACCCGTGCCTGCGCCGGGCGGAATCCCGGCACCAACTCAGAGGACAGCATGAGCAATGAACAAGAAACAGTGACGATCCCGAAGTCCGAATATGACCAATTGCGCCGCGATAGCATCGCGCTCGAATGCCTCGAAGGCAGCGGCGTCGATAACTGGGATTGGTACGGCGACGCCATGAAAGAGTGTCACGCCCGCTTGGCCGAGGAAGGTCTCGAAGAATAACCACCCGTGCAAGGTGTACGGCAGCCCGCCGCCGTGAGTGCGGGCACCCGCGGAGTGGAGGCGCAAGCCTGCGAAGCTCCGGTCGGCTGGAAGGCATCGCGTCCGGACGGCTGGCGAAGTCGATACGCACGACGACGGTCGTACGAACGACAACGGGAATGACTGCGGCGGTGGAACTCCGCGCCGGAAACGTAACCGGCACCTTGACGCATGCGGCTGGATACGGGTACTAGGGCCCCAATCAGCCTCCTATGAGGCGCCCTTGATGAGAGGGCCGGCCGCAGCCGTCAAGGTCAGCAACACGGCAACGGTGTGCTGTTGCGCCAGCCGCAAAGCCTCGCGGCACGGCAATTTGAGAGCGACGGAGCAAAGGGTGGTGTGCTTTCGGCAACCGTAACGGCCCCGCGCGATAGGCCGCAACGCGCGAAACAAATCGATTGCTAGATTCACGCTTGCAACACCGGGCGCCGGGCCCCAAGCCGGCGCCCGTCTTGAACTGAGGGGGTCGGACTCGGCGGCGTTGTGGGAAACGCTGCCCCGCAAATGGCAAGTGCGACCACGACACGCTACCGCATCATAGCGGAGGAGAGAACCCAAGGTGGCCACCGCGCGACGGCATCCCGCCAAAACTTGCCGCCGGTTCGAATCCGGCCCGAGTCCGATCCCCTGAGTTTCAACCGCACCACCACGCAGCCAGGAGAAACAAGCATGTCAACTTTCGAGTTCCGCCATTCCGACCCGGAAAAAGGCCCGGTCATCGCCCGCATCGAGGCCGAGAACGAGCGCGAAGCGCGCGCATTTCTGCGGACCAGGATCCATGCGCGCAAGATGTCGGCCCGCGAGATCATCGAGCTTTCGCGGCGGGATCAGGCGATTTTCGACGCCAAGACGGGGGAGGTCATCGGCGCCGGCAGCGACGACAACCAGGCCGAGCTGCCGCTCGGCGACGAGGCATGACCATGATCGCCGCCCTTCACGACACCAGCACCCGGCGCGCAAACGGCGCCGGGCAGGCTGCGGCGATCGCGGCCTCGCGCTACGGTCTCGGGCCGCAGCAGGCCGCACAGTGCGCGCGCACGGCTCGGGCGATGGTGGCCCGCGGGTTCAGCGCCGGGCGCGCCGTGGCGGCCGTGCGGCGGATGGCGAAGAAGGCCATTTCCAAGGGGTCAGCATGAGCACTCATCAGATTGTTCAATTCCAACCGGCAGTCGACAATTTCGGCGGCCGATCACTCACGGCGGCAGACATTCGCGCGCAAGTAAACCTCATGCAGGACGTGATGGCTGAGGTGATGCGCGACGGCGTGCACTATGGGAGGATTCCCGGGACCAAAGAAAAAAGCTTGTGGAAGCCGGGCGCCGAAAAGCTCATGGCGACCTTTCGCCTTGCCGGCGATCCCGAAGTCGATGACCTGAGCAGCGACGGCGAAATCCATTACCGTGTGAAGGTCAGGCTTCACACGGTTAGCGGCGCCTTTATCGGCGCAGGAATTGGCGAGTGCAGCAGCCGCGAGGAAAAGTACGCATGGCGCGCCGCGGTATGTGAGGAGGAATACGACGAAACACCAGAAAACCGCCGGCGCGTGAAGTATTCGAAACGGGATGGCCGCACCGAGAAAAAGAAACAGGTCCGAACCAATCCGGCCGACGTAGCCAATACGATTCTGAAGATGGCAAAGAAGCGCGCGCAGGTTGACGCAGTCATTACCGCGACGGCCGCGTCCGACATCTTCACCCAAGACATCGAGGACCTTCCGCCCGAGGTTGTCGCGGAGATCGTAGGCGCGCAACGGGTTAGCCCCGGAGTCGCCGCTGTTCAGCAGGCGATCCCGCCGGACAGCCCCGAGCGAAGCGCGGCGGTCAAAGAGGCCGAGGATGTGGCATCGCTCGGCGTCGAAGCGTTCCGGACCATGTGGGCGAGTTGGGCAAGGGAGAAGCGACAGCTCGTAAACGACAGGGTGCCCGCGTTCCAAAAGATCGCGGAGGATGCGGACGCCGCGAAGGACTCGCCCCGATGATTGACCAGCGCAGCGAAGAGTGGTTCAAGCAGCGCGCCGGGAAAATCACGGCGTCGATGATGCATGTTGTTGCGATGCCTCGCGAGCGAGGCGAGTTCAAGACAGGGCCGCGCAAGGGGCAGCCAAAACCGCCGCCTGCCGCGCTTACCGAATACGCCTACCAACTTGCCGCGGAACGCCTGACGGGTCGCCCGCGAAAGTCGATCAAGGCCGCTGCGCTGCAGTGGGGGCAGGATGTAGAGCCGGCGGCGGTTGCCGCGTATCAGGCCGAGTCCGGGAACATTATCGACCCGTGCGGCTTCTTCGAACACCCCGAGCTTTCGCATATTGGAGCCTCCCCTGATTTTCTTGTCGGCAGCGATGGCGGCGGAGAGATCAAGTGTCCGGAATCTTCCGAGGTGCATTTGCAGACGTTGCTGACGGGCCTACCGAAAGAGCATCAAGAGCAAATCCAGGGTGGATTGTGGGTGACGGGGCGCCAATGGTGGGACTTCGTCAGCTTTCATCCGGACTTTCCGCCACATCTTCGGCTCTACGTGAAGCGCGTACAAAGGGACGAATCATTTATTCAGGGCCTTGCGCGATCGTGCGCCGAGCTTGAACTCGAAGTTCAGGCAATCATTCGACAGGTGGAGGCATAACGTGGGAGTCAAAAAAGAAGTTGTTGCCGTGGTCGGCACGTACACAGACGGTGACGGGAACGAGAAAAAGCGATATTTACGCATCGGCTCGATCATGGAAACCAGAAACGGCGACATGCTGAAGCTGGATAGCGTCCCGCTCGGATGGAACGGATGGGCGTATTTGAATGACCCGAAAGAAAAAGATGGCGGAGATGGGGGGCGCCCGCAGCGAGAACGCCCGGCGCGCAGTCCGAATGCCGGCAGCAGTCGGTCGCCGATGGCGCAGGAGGTGCCGTTTGACGATTCCGATATACCATTTTAGAATTGATACAGTATCAATTTTAACACATTCAAAAATGGCACCTGAAATCGCAGAAATTCCATCGATTCCTGGCGCCCTCGCGAATAGCGAGGGGTTCGTGAAATTCCCACCTGTCACCGCCGCCATGCCGAACGGAGGCGAGCGGGCATACGAGACGAAATGGACCCGAGGCGGCAAGCGGAAAGCCTCAAAAACGGCCCGGCACGAATACTACGGCACGCTGTACCGTGGCCGAAATTACAAGATCCACCGACTGGTCTGCGAGGCATTCCATGGGCCGCCGCCATTCCCGGGCGCCGTGGTCATACACCTCGATGAGGACGCACTGAACAACCGACCATCAAATCTTCGGTGGGGCTCGCAGAAAGAGAATTTGAACATGCCCGGGTTCATCGAATACTGCCGCGGCCGAAAAGGTGCGAATAGCGGCTGGGCAAAGCACAAGGCCGCGAAAGCTGACCCATGCCCCAACCCGCCGGCAACGGCCCGCACGCGCCGGCAGCGCGACCAAACGAGGAACCCATGACGAAGAAGAACCCGAAGAAGCCCGCGGCGAAGGCTCCGGCCAAGGCTGCCCGACGTACAAGGGGCGCCACCGCGCCCCGCCGACGCAAGGCCGAGCCCGGACCGATCAATCCCGCCCCGGGGCTGGAGGTCGTGACGCGGGCGATCCATGCGGCGCTGGGCCGCGATCTGGCCGAACTGCTGGCGTCCGGCGCGGTGGCTGGCGTCTCCAGCTTCCAGCCGACGCACGCGCCCGTCTCCGACATCGTGGAGCGGTACGCGGACCCCAGCCCGGCGACCCGAGCCCGCCCGATCGACGAGGCGCTGGCGGACCTTTCGAGCGCGCTGGAACGCATGCAGCGCATCACCGAGGAAGAAAGCGTGGCGCTGGCCGCGGTGCTCGAACCCTCCCCGCCGAACGCAGGGGGCAATGCCGCGCCCCCGCCGCTGCCGGAGTCCACGCTCGCGTCGATGATCGCGCGCGCCGCCCAGCTCGTCCGCGAGGACAACGCCGTCCGCGCGGCTCGGCTGTCCCGTATCGACCTGCCGCGCTGATCTTGGCCCGCGCCCGAAACCCACACCCGCGCCGGCCGGGGAAAGCCGGCGGAGGATTCATGCGAACCAGGATCAAGCGGAAAAACCTGCGGACCTGCAGCTATACAGAGGTCGCCGACTTCGTTTTCAAATCAATCAAAGGCGAGCCAGGCAGGTTTGGCGTCTACGTCGGCAGGTGCGGAACGACAAACGTGCTCAAACTCAAGAACGATCATCATAACCCGCGGCCCGCCGATGAGCTGGTCGGCGTGTTCACCGATGGCGTCGAGATCAACGTCATCGAAGATGCGTTGCTTGAGCGCAAGCGCGAGTTGTCGAGGATTGCCGCATGACCGCCCGCGCCCGCAACTCAGATCCCAGCAGCAGCCACGACGCCGCGGCGCACGTCGCGAGGAAGGGTGTCGCGCGCCGCCAGTGCGAGAACGTGCTCGCTGCACTCAAGATGCGGCCAGGACGAACCAGCAACGAACTGGCCGACGAGGCCGGGCTCGATCGATACGTCGTCGCGCGACGGCTGCCGGAGTTGAAAAAGCGCGGGCGCGTGCAGCAGATCATTCACAAGCGCCGCGATCGGATCACGAATCGATGGGCCACAACCTGGAGGGCGAAGGAATGAAATGGGAAGAACTGACCACCCCCGAGGCCGTCCTCGCCGCGTTCGAGGCGGGGCGGCATGTCGAATACACGGCGTTCAAGAAAGACGACATCGACATGCCGGCCTCAAATAGGCCGAATAGCGGGGGCTGGGTGACTGCGATCCAACTAAGCGTAGAGGAAATTGTGGACGAGCTTCGCAAAGGCCGCTACCGCGCCCTGATCGAAGAGCCCGCGATCCCCGCCGGCTTCACGCCGTGGCATGGCGGGCAGTGCCCGGAGGATGCGCGAGACGTACAGACTCGCGTGGTTTTCCGATCCGGGAGCGTCAGTACTTACGTGCCGGAGGGGCGAGCTTGGCATTGGCGGCATTATGGCCACGATGCCGACATCATCGCCTACCGCGTCGAGAGCGCGCAGCCATGGGATTGCAGCAACTGCGGGCAGCGGAACAGCAGTTGGGCCGATGAGTGCGGCAGGTGCGAGACTCCGAGAGCAGGCTCGCAGCCTAACGTCGATGAGAACGCGCCGCCCGATGTCGAGGCGCTGGCGCCTGAAATACAGCTTGCCCTCGACTACAGCCGCAATTTCGCAACCGCGAAGCCGGATATCGGCACGACCGAAAAAGTGCACATTCTAGGGTTGTGCGACCTGCTCGAACGGACCGCCCGCCGCCTG